AATACAGAAGTGTCTGTATTAAGTGTTGGATTAGATATACCTAAACGTCTGACTGCCATATTATGCTCCTAGGAACCAGGAGTTTGTTAGGCTTCCGCCTGTTCCTGATCCTCCCCCGCCTGAACCTTCAAGAACTACTCTATTATTTGTGTCGTCATATGTTGCTGTAACATTTGTGTGAAATGCGTGAGCAAAAAGTGGGGCTATAAAATCTTGTACCTGCTCTTGTGTAAGCGGGATTCCAGTAAGAGCTAATCTTCCAGTATTGTCATCATATGCAACCGTTATATTACTATGTGTTGCAGATGTAAACATAAGAGCTGCTACATCTTGAATTTTTTCATCTAGATTTAATTGAGAAGCTGGAACAAATCCATCTGGGCCCAATGTTGCAATTCCGTCTGCATTTCCAACATCTGATACTGAAACATATCCTGTTGTAGGGCTTGTAAGTGTATTAGTTAAAGAGGTTGTTGTTACAACATTTGCACCAGCGGCAAAATTAAGCTTTCCAGTTGAATCATTATAATCAACAACTATATCTGTCTCTGTATTACCTGATACCATAGCGCCGACAATATCTTGAATAGTCTCTGTATCTACAGAAGCACCTTCTAGGACTGCAATTCTATTTGTAAGGGAGGTTGCTACAGTTGATCCAGTAACGCCTACTCTAGCCTGTAAGGCTTCGATTGCATCATTTGCGTTTGCGTGTTGGGCGGCATGAGGAACTGCCGCTACGGAATCTGTTCCTTGCGGATTGGTTAAAGCGTCCAAACTAGTTGGGAAATTTGTTGCCATTTACGTATACCTCTTCCCCTATTATACCCTAGTGTATATAAAAACTACTATATAAACTTGTGGTCTTTTAAAATATGTTGCTTAAAGATTTTATACTTTGTGGGCACCCAAAAAGATGGGGCAGTGTACCTAGTTCCGCTTTTTATTTCTCTAACCCCATGGACAAACATGTTGTTTGAAGGGAAAAACACAACTGTCCCAGCTTTTGGCTTTAGATCAATTCCTTGGTCTGGAAAGTAAATCTCTCCACCCTCATAATCGTCATTTAAGTATATAACTGATCCATAGTCTACTATGTATGCTTCATTTGGGTTGCCATGTGGGTCCTCTCCATCTGCATGAAGTGGTTGATAATCGCCAACGCTCCAGGCCCTAACTCCTGGGAAACCTTCCTCTAATGGTCTACCAAAATGCATCTCTATTTCATTTTGTAATCTATTGGTTGCATTTTTTAAAATATTAAATGCTTCTACTTTTTCATGAAGGTTCTTAGACACCTTATCTGGTATTCCTTCTAGACTATAAGATACCCAGACAATACCATCATCGAGTGCGTCTAATACGACCTTACAATCTTCTTTTGAAATAAAATTTTCTATAATAACAACGTTTTTCTTGAGTCCTTTTTTAGACACTTTGCGTAGGCCTATTTTTTATAGTTTCATTATAACCATGAGTTCTACTGTTGTAGTCAAACATGGTGACAGCAGCATACTTAATTCCTTCTTCTACTGGCAATGCTGCGTGTGAGTATAAGAAGTTTGACGGGAATAAAACAATGTCTCCTTCTTTTGGCTCATAAGTATAATTTAAATAAGGGAAGAAAAGTCCGCCTCCTTTATAGTCATCATTTAGATACATAACGGTAGAAACTGTACATACATAACTAAACCCATGATCAGAATGAACTTGGAAATGTTGGCCCTTTTCATACTTAACAAAGTTGACAGCTTCTTGATATTCCATGCTGAGATTAAACATAGAACAGTAGTGCTTTAAACATACCTGCAGTCTTTCATCTATATCGTCATATATTTTTTTAAGGTCAGAGTTTGCCGCTTTTTGATTGACTTCAAAATCTTGTTTTCTGACTTTAAAATCTACACAGTCTCTATAGTCTTTCATGGTGACATAGTCCCCCACCTGGGCTTCGCTCCACTTAAACCAGCTGTCTTGATTTTCAGAAATTGTTTTATCTAGTCTATCGGTTAAGTTAAGATTTTTTGGCAATGTGTTTCTATAAATAAAAACACCAATTGTTGGGTTATCTATTTGTATATCATTTATATTCATACATTTTCCTCTTTTGTTTTATTATTTTTTATAACTGTCCAAAAGTTTGGACATGTATATCTTACTCCATTTTTTACTTCTGTAACTCCATGTATATAATTTACATCGCCAGGGAAAAATATTGCTTGTCCTGATTTTGGTTTAATTGATATATTTTGTTTTTCAAAATATATTTCTCCGCCTTCATAACTATCGTTTATATACATAAGAGAAGCAATATCATTTTCTGGATATGGGTTGGGAGATCCGTCTACATTTTGTTTATCTGCGTGTGGCAACTGAGAGTCTCCTGATCTCCATATGACAAAGCTGGGGACTCTTTCTGACAGAATTAAATCAAATCTTTCTTCAATGACTAGCTTTAGCTTATTGGTATAATTGCTTAATATATGGGCAAGGCCGATATAATTTTTAGACAGTATGCTAAAGTTTGCAACCCTGTTGTCCCAATTATCCCCTGGTATACTTTCAAATTTATCTACTGACTTTGATAATTCTTGAATATAGGCAATATCCTTACTGCTAATAAAATTATCTATAATTACAATATTTTCTATGTCTGTTCCAAAATAGCCAGGAGGAATTATACTTTTTTTTATCATTACCATTTCCCAATCGGACATTTTGCATGCTCAAGTTTTGTTTTAGCCGCCATGAAACAACCACACTTTTTGCATGTTTTTGTTAAGCCAATCAATTCTGGACACTCTAGACAAATGCTGTACCTTTTGTCCGCCTCTTGCTCAGAAGACCATTCTGAGTTTGGATTTAAAAGATCCCACGGCTTAACCTCTCCCAGATTCTGTTTATATCTTTGCCATGGGGTTAGGTTGCTATCCATGAAATCCTTCTGGAGTAATTTCTACTGTATTTACAACAAAAGTAGGGTTGCTTTGATAGGCCGCTATAACATTTTCCATAACAGATATAGATACATCGTGGCTTGCAGCGTAAATATTATTTACAACAAGGGCAAATCTTTGAAAGTCTTCTGCTATATTATTTGATATAAAGTTTTCATTAAGTTCAGAGCTTACAAAACTTCCATTTTGATAAATCATACCCTCTACAGGAATAGTCTGACTATCCTTGTCAAGCAAAACTAAGGTAGGTTCTTGTTTTGCTGCATCTATAAATTTTTGCCAGTATTCTCTTGGATTTTCTTTAACATAAAAGTCTCCAACGTAGTCTTCTCCGACTAATATTCTTACTTGAGTATGCATAATTTATCTCCTTTATAAAAGTATATCATATTGCTAGCATCCTGAATAGGCCGTTCCACAAGAATACCAACATCCATTAGCGCAAACAAGTTGTGGAGAACAAGAGAATTGTCCACTAGGACTATATCGGTAATTATAATAAGCACATCCACTACAGAATCCACCATCATCAGGTGTACAGTCACTTACGGGAAATGGTGGTGGGAATGGTGGTGGGAATGGTGGTGGGAATGGTGGTGGGAATGGTGGTGGGAATGGTGGTGGGAATGGTGGTGGGAAAGATGGGGTAAAATCAGGCGGGAAGCTTGGTGGAGCTACATAACTATAATAGGTATAAGAAACAGAAGTTCCTGCATCTACCTGTGAACCTGATACTGGTGATTGAGCTGAAACTGTTCCATTATTTCCAGAACTAGAACCTGTTGCTGTTGATGACTCCCCACTATAAACTAATCCTGCAGCAGTAATTGCTGCTTGTGCAGCATTTCGTGAAAGACCAGATAGATTTGGAACAGATATTGCAGCATAAGATTTATAAACAAATGGAATAGTTGTTCCTAATATTTGAATAGATCCTGCAGAAATTGATTGAGAGCTTATTTGATTATTTTCTGCGGATAAGTTAGTTGTTGTTGTAGATTCTGAATAATTAAATCCTGCTGCTTGAATTGCTGTTATTGATTGAGATCTTGTTAGCCCAGATAAATTAGGTACACTAGTTTTTCTTACGCCAGTTCTTTTAGATTTACCAGCTTTTCTACGCATTCTATGCGCTCAAATCGCCCAATACAACCCAAGAATTAAGTGCTCGTTTAATAAGTGTAGCGCTGCTCCACTGAGTACGTAATTTTAATCCAGGGGTGGCATTAGGAGTAAATGAAGTTCCAGCTATAGTAACTTGTGAAGCACCTGTTTGTAATACATCTACAAAGAATCCTACTGGAAAAGAAGCAGAATCTGTTATTGTTAAAATTCCTCCTCCAGACATTTCAATAAGTCTTCCTGAGTCTATTGTAGCAATTGTATAGTTTGAAGCCTGAGCATTTGTTGTTAAAGTGTTATCTGATTGCACAGAAATTGATCCTGCCATTGATGAGTGATATTGACAAGCATAATAAAGGTTGTCTGGTGCATTTTGAGGAAGCTCTACTAGGATATGACCTGCTTGTGCTCCGCCATTTGTTATTCCAGTTGAATATACGTTGCCTGAGCTATAAGCACCAGAGACTGTTTGAATCCAGAATGGGTGTCCTGTCGCATTAACATGAATCCGATACTTTTTACCTTTTTCAAATGTGATAAGACCATTAGATACTCCGTTTACTAAATAAGCTCCAGAACCAGAGTTAGTAATATAATAGTCTACCGAAGGATCTGATAAATTTAATTTTAAATCTAATGCTGTTTGTGTTGCAGTTGATACTGGCTTATTTGCATCAGTTGTATTGTCAACATTACCAAGTCCTACCATTGACTTTGTAATTCCGCCTACCGTTCCAGTAAATGTTGGGTTTGCAATTGGGGCTTTATTACCCAAAGCTGTTGTAATTGTAGCTGCGTAGTTGGCATCATCGCCAAGAGCTGCTGCAAGTTCATCAAGGGTGTTGAGTGCTGCTGGGGCACCAGTTGTTAAAATATTAAGCTCTTGTTGTACAAAGCTTGTGGTTGCAATTTGAGTTGTATTTGTTCCAGTTACTGCTAAAGGTGCAGTTGGAGTTCCAGTAAGTCCTGGAGAAGAAAGT